GTCTTAATGCGACGAACAGGACAGTAAGGAGTCCATCCCTGCTGTTTGAGCTAAGCCCTGGTGGCAAACCAGAGTGCAAGATGCGGATAGTTGATTGCCGAGCGGTAACGCCAAGCAATTTTCGTCCACACCTCGAGCTCTACTCCGGACGGTCTAGTATGGAATCCGTTTTCACGGAGTTGGCACTCTTGTTGAGTACCAACACTAAACCATCTATTCAGCCCAGGATAGCCATCGAGTTTAGCTATCTTCGAGCGTGCCGAGCGAGTTCTCACAAGGAGTTCTTGCTCTTGGAGGTCTTGGTTGAAACGGATCCCTCTAACGGGATCCGCCAACTTCAGAACCTCGTCGAGGGTTGAAGGGAAGAGGTCGCACCATTTAGATGCAACTACCTCCAACTTCGACGCCTCGTAAGTAGACAGGTCGTCTTTCAAGTAGACCGGAGTCACATCACAACCGTGATATAACTCTAATCCACAAGATTCAACGTACCTGCCGGTCGTGCAGCTCTTTGCGATGTTAATTACCAGACCTGCTCTTTCGAGCAAATCGATAACGTAATCGCAAATCCATATGGGAACGATGATATCGTCTCCATAAACGCTCCACGGCTCACTCTTCCAACGAAAATGCATACTCTCAAAGGCATAGGCAATGATCCCTAGAATGACAGTTGTCATTACGGAGAAACAAGTGCCCGCGCCCATTGGAGCATGTGTGCGCAAGGGAATAACCCCTACGTTCGGAAGAAGAGTGTACTCAGACCTTACCTTGGCCAGGACTGGCCAAAGTTGAGGAAGCACGCGCTCAACTAGATCCGCAGAGACATGGTCGGACGCATCGGACAAGTCCAATGTCGCCATTCCATCTCTCTTAAGGAGTCTGTTGTGTTTCGCCTGGTCGTGTAGTGAAACATGCCCAACGAAGTGGTAATGTATTTGATCTACCAAAAGATCATTTACAGCCAACTGCGCGAACATGCTCATAGCCGGCTCAGACGAGACGATGCGATTACACTTGATGCTCTTTGGGACCTCAGCAGCTTTCGTACAACGAAAGCTCAGGGATCCTGCAGGGCTCCAAGTATCCCGCGGAGAACAACGATACAGCGAAGGCGGAACGTCAGGGACAAAGCCCCGACGAAACCACTTATCCGCTGCATTGAAGCCCTCCGCAGTCGCACCAGGGCCAAATCTTCCTACCGCTTGGTTGAGATCGATCGGGCGAATGCCGGATAGGCATTTCCTTATGCCCGCAACCTCACCATCCGTTAAGCGAATCGGAAGGGGATTCGAAAGTCGCGATGCGACTTCCGACCAATCCGTTTCCTTAGCAGGTGTTCCGTGCCACTTATACACAAGTTTGGCAACTTGATGTACGGCAGCGACAAAACGGGGTGCTTCGTTAAACTCGAATTCTTCACTCGAAATGAAGGGTGGCGGATTAACTACAGTTTGGCGACACAGCATCTTCTGCCAGTCGTCGACCCGTGCTAAGTATTCCTCATTTGCTGGATCGAACCAATTAAGGATCTGACCAGCAATGGGATTCGGAATCCCAGCAGAGGCCGTAAGGTCTCTGCGGAGAAAGGGACGCAGGCGCCGAAACAAATCGACGTGCTGCGGTACACTCTCAGCCATAACGGCCTCCAGTGGTGTTTCTCACGGCCTTCTGACGGCCTACGGAATAAGGGCTTGCGCCCACTTCGCAGGAAAGCCAGAGGTATCGGTTTGTCCGGTAACAGTAGCAGACGCGCCGCCAAGATAGTCGGCGGCCTGCTTCAGCAAGCTAACGGTGAGCTCGTTCGTCCAATTGGACACGCGAGGCATCGAAAGCTTAACCGTGACAGATCCAGTATGCGGCAAGTTGTCGGCATCAAGCACAGTGTGCTTGATGGAGACCTCAACGCGATCGTTCCCAGCAATGCCAGGAGCCTTCACGTCGAGCTTGACGTCAATGATACGAGGGGCGGCAAGAGTGTCGCCTGTATTCGTACCCACATACTGAATATCCATCCCATCATTCGCACGTTTCGTGTAATTGATGAGAGATGCGGTCGAAGAGACCACGCCCACGAGGGCAAGAGAAGAAGCTGCCATGATAGCACTCCAGTTAAGGTGATGGACTAAAGCTTGGCTTGAATTATGAGCTCGGCTATCGTCCGCTTTCTTGTGGAGCTTAACGAGAGATTGAGTTTTCCCCAATTCTCATCTCGCTGAAGTGAAGAGAGGGCGGTCCAGGGATCCGGGACGTGAAAACGGGAGAAATAGGTATTTCGACAGGTAGATCTACCCGGTCGAATATACTTTCCTTCCATTCGAGCGTCACTGGGCACCCAGGGTCCTCCTTGCGTTTTCACAACTTCCGAGGTTCGCTCTCCTTTACAGAGGAGCGTTCCCCATAGGTCGTGAATGGCCGTAATACGGCCACGCAAGCCCTCGACGTCAGACATCTTATCCGACAGGTGATCAATGAAGTCGCCTGCCCGGGTAAAATAGTCTACAACAAAGCTGAATGGGACTAAGTCCCATACGCTATCAAGAGGGCGAGTAAGACCGACGCGTTGAGCCCAGAATTTAATTGGGTCAATCGCGAGAAGGTCATATCGCGCCTCAAGAAGCATAAAGGCTTTGCTGGTGACGGTTTGGCGGCGTTTCGTGCGAACCTGGTGTTCAAACAGGTCCCCACTGACGCCCCGCCACGACGTGCTCTCCGACTCTGAAACAACCTCGGTTGAGGAAGATTTCAGAGCAAAACGATGGGCATTACGGTCACGGGCCGTCTGGATCACGCGAAGAACGTAATCACAGGCGTCCTGGAACTTTCGTGCATCATCGAGCGTCGGAGAGATCACAAAGCGATCTATGAAGTCCAGGGAAATGGCCGTCTTCAAAACAGTCGTAAAAGGCTTCTTGCGAAGACCCTTTGACAATTTCTTAGACAGCTGCCGCAGAATCGAGTTCAGTTTAAAGACGGACCCCAAAAGGGGAACGGCTTGAACCACACCCGAATACAGCAGGACATTCTCTGTACTGTTGAGATCGACTTGATCCAGTACCGCTTGAAGTGTCGACTGGTCCCAGCTCCGAGAAGGAGCCGAGGGCGCAGAAGACGTATCAAG